CTCCTTATATTCATTTATGACCGCAACCAGTTGACTAATGTTTTGTTTGTTTTTGACATGTTCATCCACCAAGTAGACTTTTTTGTGGTGCGTATTATAACCGATAACAGCGATAGCATCACTGTCATTGTAGCCAATATCAATACCAATGATATAGTTCCACTCGCCTTCAGTAGGGAGTTTATCGTAGATGTTTTTTGCTTTATTGAATTTAAATACAAGCGCATCTTTGTCTTCTACCCATTTTCCATATGTTTCTCTTATATAAGATGGATCTGATTCATCGATTCCTCTTATAATTCTTTCTTCTTTTAGTATCTCTTCCAAGTCTAGGGCAGGTGGTAGGTGCATATGTGGATTATCAAATGCAGTCCAGTGATGTCCTTCCCAGTTTTTAGATTGAGAGTATTCAAAAAATATACCTGCCTTGACTGGACCTGGAGTTCCTGTAAGAAATAATTGTCCTCTTTTGTCCCTTAGGGCAGGTATTATAATATCGTTTATCAGTTCTTTCAGGTAGGATCTAAATGATTGACACTCATCTATGTAGCACTTCATTAGTTTCCAACCTCTAAATTTTTCTATCTCTGTTCTATCTTTTGCTCCTGCTATGTAAATCTTAGACTTGTTAGGAAAAGTTATTGTTAGTCTAACATTGTCTGTTTTACATTCTAATTCAAACTCTTCTATAATCTTAACTAGGTCAGACCATATTATAGCTCTAGCCTGTTGCTGAGTTATAGTAATGTAAAGTAGGTTAACTTCTTCATTAGCCAATGCAGAGTCAATCATATCAGCAGCTATACCTACTGTTTTACCTGCTCTACGAGAACATACAGCATTTCTAAACCTTGAGCCTGGACCACGAAGAAAACTAACTTGTTTGTTAAAACAAAATTCATCAAATACAAACTTAGGTTTTTCAGACTTTGTCTTCCTTTTCTGAAGCTCCGCTATCAGGGCTTCCCTGTTTACGTTTTGCAAATCCAGATTCCTTACTTTTTGAAGTTAGTGTTTTTGCATACTCTTCATTTTTTTGATCTGACTTCATTCTAAATGATTTGTCAAATATTTTTCCATTTTTAAGTCTTGCATTCCAGTGAGAGTTAAAAGCTATAGACCTACGTTCTCCTTCTCCTTGGAATGGGTATACTGTGTGTAGCAAGTTAGATGGAAAAATTACTAACTTTCCTGGTTCAGGGTTGAAAGATAAAGACCCTTTTTCTAACCCAGTTGGACAAGCAGTTTTATACACAAACTCAATCATACCATCTCTAGAAAATTTATATTCTGGAAAGTCCCCTGTCTTAGATCTATGATCAAAGGGTGGTACTTTTAAATATAAGACAGATGATAGGTCACAGTATGTGTGAAAGTGTATAGGGTTATATTCGTTTTCATACTGACTAACAATCCATGCGTGATCTAGTTGAACCTCCAAGAGTTCTAGTTCATGACCGTCTCCTGTTAGTGCATTCCAAACGTAATTATATAACATACCTTCTAAATACTTTAGTGCTCCAATCTCGTCTAGGTCTTCATTAGAAATCCAAGGTTCTTCTGCAATTTGACCAACGAGATTTTTACCCCAGTCTATTCTATTCCTATCCTGTAATATTTCATCAGACTTTTTTAACAAAGCTTTTGTAACTTCATCGGGCATACTAAACATACCAAAGAATGGACCAAAAGGTTTCATTAATTTAAAATCTGTTTCTTTAGCCCATCGTTCTAGTTTTTCTTTATCGGACTCATTTTCTTTTGCTTTTTTTCTTGCTTTTTTTGCGTTCTTACCACTCATTAAATAGCTCCTAGCTAGAATATGCTGATCTTTTTACTTTTGGTTTTTTAATTACATTTGCAGTGGGTGACTGTGATCTTTTTTCTTTGTCCTTTTCCTCTTGTTCTTTTTTAATAGGAGACTTTAGATAAACACAAGATACGTTAGTTAGAGGGATAAGAATGTGATCTCTATCTGATCTGATAGAAACCATATTAATACCTTCTATTATCTCTAACTCTAGTGGCTTCCTATTGTTAATCTGCCGAGAAGCAAAAAATGTCTCGTTAGTTTTTTCAAACATTACCGATTGGTAACACCTGATTGCATCTATATTATACTTCATTAAAACCTCCTCCAAAAAGGTACAAACTTATACTTTACTTTTTTTACAACTAAACTAAATGGCTTTATCTCATCTATGATGTTAGACTTGAGAGCTTCTTTAGCATCCCACCATTTGTCGTCTTTGTAGATTTCAAAAAACTTTTTAGGATCTACACCCATTCTTTTAG